TCTGGTTTCAGAATTTTAATAATTTTCTTTGAATTGTTGAGATCAGTTTCATACTCATAGTTTGATACTGGTCCTGCAGCAGGAATATTATTTCTTACCGATCCACTTGCAGTAAGATACGACACTGTAAAATCTTCATCAACTTCGTAACCTGCTTGCATTACTACTCTACCAAATTCATCTCTTATTTCTATAGATCTATAATGATGAACTTCATACATTGCCTGATCTGAACCATACTTATCCAGCATATATTTGTATAAGTCATCGTGACTCAGTGGCCATCTTTCTCTAAGATTAGTAATATTATTTGTAATTAGGATGACCCAATCTAATTCTGGATCACCATAAACGCTCTCTGCAATTGTGTCTGGTCTATCTCCATCCGAGATAGTTGCAAAATCAAAAGCAGTAATGACTGAATCAAAATCAGTTCTTAATTTTGCTCTCTTGAAAAGGTTCTTCACCAGAACCATCTCATCATTTCTAGTTCTATTTGGAAGAAGAGATGGAGTTGATATGTTTGGTAACTCTCTAAAATACGACATTAGTAACCTACCTCCGAATCTATAATTGAATAAAGATCTCCTTCACTACCATCTCTGTTTTCGGTTCCAGATATTCTACCACTGATTCTATCTCCCTGATAGTCGGTATCGTAGATAGGTTCAAGTTCTTTTGCTTGGATTGAAAGAATTATAGATGATGGTTGACCTTCATCATATGCGGACCAATTTCCCTCTGGAGAATAATCAACATTGGTTCCAACAATAGCACAAGGTTTAATTCTATTTACACCTTCGATTATCTTACCGCCTACAGTTTTGTATTGAAGTTTAAAAATGTTTGGTGTTCCCAAGAAAACTGATGCATCTCCTGCTTGACCTGTTAGTTTCTTTGCTGCCATTCCTTGTTTAAAGAAACGAATAATCCTTCTTATTTCTTCTGCTTCTTTCCGACTTCTTGGACTCATCCTCCAACTAAATTGAAATTCTCTCAGTGTTGGAGCGTTGAATAAAAGTTCCATATTACTGTTTGGAACAACTCCAAAACCTCTAGCGAGAATTGTTTCTGGTGCTATTTCAATTCCTGCCTTACTTAAAATTTTAGATCCAAGTGCTGCAGATACTTGTGCTTTATTTGCACCAGAAAGACCATCAAGATTTATCCCAGATTTTGATAGAATGGCACCTAGTGCTGCTATATCACCAGCACCGAGTATGCTACCAATGAGAGCAGCACCACCTGTGAATCTTGGATTTGCCATTGTGGTTGCTGTCATCATTGCTGACAGATTATTCATCTCATCAGAACCCCAAGAAACTTGATTTGAATCTGATAGTTTATTTGGCATTGGGAGTTTGACTTGCCCAAGTTTTTTCTTTAATGGTGTAAGTCTCTTGTTACCTTGCAAAAGTTTTGCTGGAGCACCTTCGGCAAAAATTTGGTCTTTTCTTGGTGGTTTATAACTGTACTGAGTGATGCACATGTAATCTTGACCATTTCTATCTCCATAAGTATTCTCGGATGGATAAGAGTGGTTTCCAAAATCCTTTTCACTAAACTTAAAATCTCTTAAAAGATCAGGATCTATTGGTCCGATCAAGTTCCATATTTTTTCTAAATTTTCTATTGTTCCATTAAATTGTTCTTGGATGTCTCCTAGTGCTCCTTGTGCTGCAGTTGTGATTCCTGTTATTTGTCTGTTTACTTCTCCCGTAAGATCATCAACCGTCTGTAGAGTTTGATCTACAGTATTGATGATTGGGTTTCCTGATTCTTCAGAAACATCTGGTCCAGGTGCTACTACTTTTGGATCAGTTGCCGAAATTGGATGTGGTTTTACTCCTTGATTTGTTTGTTCTCCTTGTCTTAAGTATCCACTATCTTCCCAAATACCATTAACTCTTGTATTGCTTTCCGATAAAAACTGTTCGGTTGTGATACCAACACCATCACGGGTTGCAGTTCCTATAAGAGCTCTTGCGTCTACCTCACTTGTTACTTGTGGATTAGAAAAGGCACCAAAGAATTGACCACTTTCTAAAACACCATCTTCATTTCTATCTCCAGTTCCACCAAATACCACTCCTCCATCTCTATCTGCTGTATATAAAACGATGGGAACAGACTCTTGTGTTCCGTCACCATCAGAGTCTTCTCTTATTATAATTAATCCAGCCGTGCTGCCATCATTTCTATCATAACGAGTTTCAAGAGGATACTCTACACCATTATATGTGATTTTTACTTTACCTTTTCCACTGCCTTTGGATCCTCTGTCTCTTTCAGTAGATCCAAAGTTATTTGGGAACGCACCAAACCCAGTATCGATGCCATATCCTACTGCATTAGTATTTACTTTGAGTTTTCTTTCTGACATTACTTGTTAAATTAATCGTTAGGTGTGTCCCAAGCCATTTCTGGTGATACGTAAAGACCCCGTTTACTTACAAATCTTTCAGTTACCAACTGAGCAATGCCGTAATACTCTTGAATATTCGGTGGTAAAATATATATGTTGCTTATGTTACTTATGAAATAACTATGTATAGTTTTAGGTGGTAATGTTGCTCCTACTTTATTTAGAAGCGATCCTGCAACTCCTCCTCTAATACCAGGATTCAAGTAATGTAGATTTGCACCAAACAACTTTGCACCAGTAGCATCAGATTGTACATCCATAATGTATGCAAGTGGTCTAGTGTCATACCACTTATAGTTTTCGGGAAAAGCAGCAGTATAAGAGAAGAAACAAACTTCCCCTATTCTTGGAAATCTTTGTTCACCATTTACAGAAAGTTCTCCAAATAATTCTTCTGCATACCAGTCTGCTGATCTAGTTCTATTGCCTGCTTTATCTAAAATCCTTTCTGCAATAGTGCTATCTTTTGCTTCTTCTTCTCTTTCTGTAAAATCATAATCATACTCTGGTTCAAAGTCACCTATTGGTGGAACTCCAAATTTTTTTGCGTGTTCTGAAGATCTATATCTACCATTTGATTGAATCAGTTCAATCAAATCACTTCTACTTAATCTTGTGAATGATGGTAGTTGACGTTTCCCTCTTAACTTTCTAGATTTATTTTGTAATTTTACAGTGTCTTTATCAATTCCATAGTATGCTGCGATTCCACGAAGTTCTGCTTCACTGTAGAATCCTTTATTATCAAATGAGTACCTTTCATTAGGACCCATTCGGGAGTAGAATTTTATTCTCTCTTTGAGTGAAAATTCTCTGCTCATTTGATTCCTAGATCGTCTTCAGTCATGATCTTGAATTCATAATTACGGTCAGCACAATACTCTCTTGCTGCTTTCCATTTTGCTTGGTTAATCATCCAAGACTTTACTGAGTTTGCCCATGCTTTAGTTCTTCTCTTTGGATTTTGATTTGGTTTCTCAACTTGTTTCTTTGGTTTGATTTCAACAACCATTGTCCTTAGAGATCCTTTTTTGTCTTTATACTTGATAAAGAAGTCTGGGAAATATCTGTGGACTCTATTGTCTACAGGATGAAGATATGGAATCCAAAATTCTTCTGACTGCCACTCGTCAATACTCTCTGTCAAATCACAGTATCTCATAAATTTTCTTTCCCAAAGAGAGCGGTAAATTATATTCTTTGAATTACCTTTGTATTTCTCTGGGTGCTCAGGAAGATAACGTCCACTATACGGCATACATAGTATATAAGTAGTTTCAAAGTATTTAGATGGCAAGGTATTCGCCTGAATTGTTATACCAAACTATGAATGATGTTCAGGAGACGATCGGTGGATTGTCCCAAACATCTCAATTTATGGTATCTATGAATTTTTCTGAAAGAGATGGTCTTCGTAGACACTTAAGAGATTGTAGGTTGCTTGGAAGAACTAGAAGAGAAGCATATAGATTTTTATGTTCTGATGCTACTCTCCCTGGTTCATCTTTTGATGTGATGGAAGAGAGTGGAACACGTCAAGGTGTGATTGAAAGATTTGCAAATCGTAGAATTTACACTGAGTTTGACTTGACATTTTATGTTGATAAGAAGTATAATACTATCCGTCTCTTCGAAGAGTGGATGAATTGGATTGATCCATTATTCACTGACAATGATGAGTATGAAGGTTCTCCTGAAGGACAAGTTGGAAGAGAAGATAGAAATGGTTTCTATCGTTTGAAGTATCCAAACGCATATAAAATGAATATTGATATCCTCAAGTTTGAAAGAGGATTCAAAAAGAAACCAAACAAAGTAACTTCCAAATTATTTGAACAGCATCTTCTCAAGTATACTTTTGTTGATGCTTTTCCTAAAAACATTCAGGCAATTCCTCTGTCATATCAAGGATCTGAAATAACTAAGGTATCAGTATCATTTGATTACACAAGATACATTGTAATCAAACAGTTACCTAATAACCGTCGCTGATGCCCAATAAATAATTTTACTGAAATTCCTATAGGATATTATGCCTTTACCCAAGATTTCCACACCAACCTATGAGTTGACTCTGCCATCAACTGGAAAGAAAATTAAGTATCGTCCCTTCTTAGTTAAGGAAGAGAAGATTCTTATTCTTGCTCTTGAGAGTCAAGATCAAAAGCAGATTATCAATGCGGTCAAGAACACATTGAGAGATTGCATTCAAACAAGAGGTATCAAAGTTGATTCACTTCCAACTTTTGATATTGAATATCTGTTCTTGAATATCAGAGGCAAGTCTGTTGGTGAGGCAGTTGATGTTGTCGTTACTTGTCCTGATGATGAGAAAACAACTGTTCCCGTCAAAATCTATATTGATGAGATCGTTGTAGAGAAGGATGAAGATCACTCTAGAGATATTGATCTCAATGGTAATCTGACACTCCGTATGAAGTACCCATCTTTGGGTGAGTTTGTCAAAACTAATTTTGAAATTAGTGAAGACCACGATGAGTTAGAACAGTCGTTTGAAATTATTGCATCTTGCATTGACATTATCTTTGATGCTGAGGATTCCTGGTCTGCTGCGGATTGTACAAAGAAAGAACTTCTTACTTGGTTGGAAGGTCTTAGTTCAGGACAGTTCAAAGAGATTGAAAAATTCTTTGAAACCATGCCTAGACTGACGCATACGATTAAAGTTACTAATCCTAATACAAAGGTTGAAAATGAAGTTAAGTTGGAGGGATTGCAGAGTTTTTTCGGGTGACTATGGCTCATATTGATCTTGAGTCATATTATAAGATAAACTTTTCCTTAATACAGCACCATAAATATAGTTTAACTGAAATAGAAAACCTGATGCCTTGGGAGAGAGATATATATCTCGGACTGCTTAATCAACACATAGAAGAAGAGAACCTAAAAGCACAACAACAAGCGAGCATGTAAATGATAAAAAGTCTTTTTCCTACTAAAAAAATTGGAGGATCTTTTAAACCATCTAGACTAACTGAGATTCAAAGAGATGTTAACAGTAAATCCAGAAAAGCATCTGGATTAGATATTCTTTCGTTTTTTACTAATGATAAAAATGAAAGAACACTCAAGAAGAGTGTAATAAATTTAAAGAACTCCTTAGTAGAAACTTTTAGTGTTGCAAGATTCCTGAGGAGATCTTCTGTTGATATCAACGAACAGTTGAAGGATATCAAGGTCAAAGGTGGTGGTGGCGGTGGATTTATAGGTGGTCTCTTTGGTATTCTAAAGGGATTGACGGGAGGTATATTTGGATTTTTAGCAAAGGCACTTGTTCCATTAACAGCATTAGGTCTTAAGTTTGTTCTTCCTGCAGTAGCAATCGGTGGGGTCACACTATTTGCAGGGCAGACTATACAGAATATGATGAAGACCAATGAAGAGAAAAGTGATACTCAAGTTACTGCTCCACCACCAGTTCCACCTCCAACTACAGTTCCAATGAACGAAGGAGATGGTCGTGATGGAACATTTGGTGAGGGAACCTATGGGCAAGGTAGACCTTCAGATCCAGCACCAGTTGAAGATAATAGAAATCTTCTTCAAAGGGGAATAGATTTTCTTAGAGGAAAGAAAACAGAAGAGACATCATCAACACAATCTCAACAATCAAGTGTCCCAACTGGTGGACCACCGACTGCAGAAGAAGCGAGAGTCGCTGCTGCTTTGGTTACAGAAGCTGGGGGTGGAACAGCATCAACAGATGTGCTGCAAGTTGCGGCAAATAGAGTTGCTGCCGATGGATATGGTGATAGTCTTACTGATGTTTTTGCTGCTCCTAATCAATTTGAGGGAGTATTTAAACGAAGCACAGATGATTTTAGAAAAATTAATAGTGTTAGTGACGCTGCAAGATTTGCAAATGTAGATGAAAGCACCATCATGCAGAGGATTGCAGATATCCGAAACGCAAAACTTAGAGAAGATTCTGCAGATTTTGTTGGAGGTGCATTAGAATTTAGAGGATCACCGCAAACAGTTCGTGCCGTCAATAGTGATTCTAATCCTTACAATGATATTGAAGAGATAGGAACAACAGGAATTATTCCAGATAGTATTCATCGTGGTGGTGCTGGTGATAATCAATTTTTAGTTGGATCTCAGGATGCACAACTGAGTGCTCCTGCACCAGTGAACATTTCTGCTGCTCCATCCAGTCCTAGTGTTGCGAGTGCGCCAGCAGTCCCGTCTGTTCCTGCAGCAGCAATGCCATCTACAAATGTTGCGGTGGTTGGTGCTCCACAACAAGAGACTCAAATGAGAAGAAATACTGGAGGAATGGTTCCACAATCTAGTGGTAATGGTCCCACAGTTGCATTCTTAACACCTACAAACAGTGATAGTATCTCTAGACTTCGAGCACAAAAAGAATATAATATCTTAGGTACTGCTTGATGAAGACACTAATCCGCCAAAGTTTAAAACCAGTTAGATCACCAAAGACAAAAAGGATTGCGTCTATTAAGACAGGAACACTGCGTGACAGTCATCTTCCTCTTATCTTTAATAAATGGTTTCCCGATAGTGTAAAGGAACTTGAGAGCATCAAGTTACCTAAACCCAAAAAGATAGGAATTAGTGGTCCTGATTCTGCTGCAAGTCCATTAGGTATTCTTGGTCTTCTCGGTGGAGTTGCTTTTTCTGGAGGTGGCATTGGCGGTGGAATTATTCCTTCTCTTATTAGCGGAGCTGGATCGCTTCTTAGTGGAGCTGGAGCAATTGCATCCAGAGCGCCTGTGCTTGCTACTCAGGCAGCTCGTCTTGTCACAAGACTTCCAGCAAGAGTTTTAAAGACACTCCTAAGACTTGGTGCAGCAGGTATCTCAAGATTACTTTTTGGTAAGAGAAGAGTTCCTGCCACTAGAGGGAGAGTTAGAGGTGGGACACAAAGAACAGGTACACGGGCAGCAGTAAGATCACCACTTCGCATTGGAATCAATCCTGCTGTTGCTGGATCTGGAAATGTAAATGTATCTACTAGAGGTACATTACGAGGTAGTAATCCTGGAGGAGCAACTCGCGCTGGATCTAGTTTTAGATTAGAAAGTGCGAGGGGACGATTACCAGGACCGCAATCAACTGTTAGGGGTGGTTTACTTGGAAGGGCACAAAATGTTCTACGTCAACAAGGAGCATCTCTTCAAACAGGAACAAATACTGTTGCAACTAGAATGGGTGTAAGTCCTGGAGTACAACGTGGATTGTATAGAGCTCCTGGTCAAATTAGAGCAGCAGGAACTGCAACAATGAATGTAGTCAGATCTGGCACTCAAGGTGTGAGAAGTGGTCTTTCTGCTGTCAGAGCAGCATTTACTGCTGTCAAAAGAACTGTGAGTAAAATTCCTATCATTGGTAGTTTACTTGTTGGTCTGTTCACATATTATGAAGATGCAGATGGTGACGGTCAACCAGATAGAAATGTAACCAAGAGTTTATTCACAACAGCAGGTACTGCTCTCGGTGGATTACTTGGATCTTTTATTCCAATTCCTTTTCTTGGAACATTGATTGGATCTTATGCTGGAACATATGTTGGAGAATTGATATATGATTTAATCAATGGTAATGGTTGGCAACCTTCTACTACAAAAGTTGTAAATGACATGAAAGCATTAATGAATTTTGGTGGAAAAGTTGGTTCAACAATAAAAGATTGGTTTGGTGGAGCATTTAGTAAATTCTATGATGGACTTCCTAAATTTAAATTGCCTGAAAAATTAAATTTTTTAGGTATGGAATTTGATACTCCCTTTGGTCTTGGTGGGAAGGAACTAATTAAACCCGATATTATTATACCAACTCCAGAAAATATTGTAACTATTTCTAAATTGTTATACAATTCTATATTTGGCGGAGTTGATTTTGGTGGAATGATGTCTGCAGCAGGAGAAAAGGTATCTGATGCAGCAGGTGCTGCTGATAGAGCAATTACTGGTGTATTGGGATATGAAGAACAACCAGTTACACCACTAACACCTGAAGCAGAGCAAGCATTGAGTGGTAATAATACTGTAATCATTAACAATGGTAATGCTGGTGGTCAAACAGGAGAACCAACATTTGTTCCAGTTCCAATGCATGATGATCCTTCATATCCTATAGGACAAATGGTTGGGGATAATTCGGCGGTGTTAAATAGCACTATGGATGTTCTTCTGTCAACTAAGTTAGATCAATAATGTCAGACGCAGCAAGAGTTTACAAACCAAAACAATTTGTTATTGAGTCTCTGGATGGAAAAAAGAAACTTGATATTGCCAACAATATCTTGGAGATAGATTACTTTGAAGATATACTTGAACCATCTGTATCTCTAAGAGTAAAACTTGATAGTGCTTATAGTATTGTAAGTGGTCTTCCTATTCGTGGAGGAGAGTTAGTTTATTTTGATATTGAAGTTGCTGACAGAGATTTCACAAGGAACACATCAGAGAATGCTTTCTATGTGTATAAGGTAGCAGGACAGCAATCGGAGTCTGTATCTGAGGTTTGTGAACTGTTATTGACAACAAGAGAAGCATTAGTCAATGAAACTGCAAGATGTGCCAGAAGATACTCAGGTAAAATTAGTACTAGTGTTAAAGATATTCTGACTAACGTTTTAGATACTGCAAACTATCAGAGTAAAAATATAGAGGAAACTGCTAACTCCTATAACTTTATTGGTGCAATGAAAAAACCATTCACAGTGTTGACATGGTTGGGACCAAAAGCATTGTCTGGTGATGCTGGAAAAACGGATGCAGATCCGAATGGTTCATTAAATGAAAAGGCAAAGGGAACTGCTGGATACTTTTTCTATGAGAATCAAGAAGGTTTTAACTTTAAAAGTATTGATGGATTAGTTTCTGAACTGAAGAAGTCGGAAGGTAGTTCAGATGCAAAGTACATACCTACCTACAGTTATACTGGTAAGATCATAGAAACTAATAATCCAAAGAATAATACAAGGATTATAAAATATGTCTTTGATAAGAACATAGATCTTAGAAAGGCATTGAAAGTTGGCATGTATTCAAACGTCACATTCTTTTATAATAATTATTCTCATGAATTTACTGTATATAAGTACACACTCAAAGACCAGATAAAAGATAAAACCCTAAGCAAAGATAAGTTAGCAGTTTCTGACACATTGGGTGACTCTATTAGTAGAATACTTGTCAGAAGTTCCGATCATGGTATAATGTCACCAGGCGGAGGTTCACCAACAACGGGAAGATCTCCAGCGGACCAAGCAAAGTCTCTCGCAAGATATAACTTATTGTTCACACAGGCACTAAATATTCTTATACCTTGCAATACAAATCTAAAAGTAGGAGACATCATTAATTGTGAGTTTCCCGAGATGAGTTCTGGAAAGGCAAAAGATTTAGATCCTGAAATTAGTGGATCATATTTGATTAGAGAATTACGACATCATTTTTCTGCCAATCAAACGACAACAAGTCTTAAACTGATGAGAGACTCCTACGGAGTAAACTAACCAAAAGGAGAACTATGGAAAACATCGAAGCACATATCGCAAAGGATAAGCAAATCCTTCAAGACCCAACAACAAATCCACAGATGCGTCGTCACATCCAAGACGAACTGCATGATCTAGAAGAGTATGCCGAGAATCATAAGGCAGAGATTGAAGCGGGTGATCATCACGATCCAACGTATTTGGAACTCTTCTGTGATCAGAATCCATCTGAACCCGAATGTTTAATTTACGACGATTAATTAAATGATAGACGAGTCTCTATTAAAATCCAATTTTCTTGGTAAGGATGGTTTCGTATGGTGGATAGGCAGAGTTGCTCATCCAAAATACTGGAAGAAGGAAAACCTTATCATGGCTCAGAATAATGATCTGGGTCAAAGATGCAAAGTTCGTATCGTAGGTTATCATCCTTTTTCCAATGAACTTCCTGAGCAGGATCTTCCTTGGGCACAGGTAATGATGGATGCTGTCACTGGCAGTGGACAGGGTGGATTAGGAGACTCTTTGTGTTTGGTCGGTGGTGAGACTGCCGTTGGTTTCTTTATGGATGGTGAAGAGGCACAGCAACCAGTCATCATAGGTGTACTAAATCGTTCTAATAATGTAAGAAAATCTCTTTCTGACGAAGAAATTATACAAGGAGAGTCATCACAATTTCAACCATTTGATTATGTCCCAAATCTTAGTAAACCAACAAAGGTTGATAAACCGATTACCAAACCAATCACTCAAAATTCTCCTGCCACTCAGGGACAAATTGAAACAACTGAGGCATTATCTGCTGGTGTTGTTCAAAATAAAGGAGATGGCACATTATCTTCCTACATGGTTGAAAAGGGTGCAACTAAAACGATAACAAAACCTGGCAATTGTGGTAATGATCTCATTGGTAGAATAACTCAAATACTAACTGATTTTATTACACTCACAAATGGTCTTGAAAGTTCTCTTGGAAAATTTATTGATCCCATTCGCAACAAAGCAGTTGACATGGGACAAAAGATTAAGAAACTTGCTAGACAGGTACAAGGACTCGTAAAGCAAGTAATTAATAATATTAGAGATGGAGTGATTGGCAAAATCACTGTCGCATTTTCTACTTTTTTAGGTAATCTTAATCTTGTAAATCCATTTGAATTTATTACTGATGCTATTGAATCCAGAGCATTCAAAAAAATTCTAGAGACTCTTTATTGCCTCTTTGAAAAAATGATTCAAGATCTTCTTGGATTCTTGATCAATATGTTTGAATCAATGGTGGGAAGAATTATCAATGGTCCTGCTTGTGCCGCTGAGCAATTTGTATCTGGCATTTTTGCAAAAGTTTTTGATATGCTTGATGGACTTCTCAGTAAACTCTTCTCTGGATTGGATTGGTTAGTCGGTGGATTTGATAGTGTTAGAGGTGTTCTCAAGGATGCAAGTGCTCTTGCTACTGCTATCTTTTCTTTCATTGGTTGTGATGAGAAGAAGTGTTCAACTCCAAGTCAGTGGGTTACTGATATAAATGCATCCGTTGAAAAGGATGCAGATAACTGGGCAAATGCTATCAAAGGTATCAGTATCTTTGAGGATGCTGCAGCAGGATTGACTGGAATATCATCCAGTATCACATCTGGTATTAGTAGTTTCTTTGGTAATACTGATCCAAGCACTGTAGGAATTGGAACATTGATACCAGAATACAATGGAATGAGAATTTCAAGTATTCTTAGTGCAACAGATCGTCTTACTGGTGGTGATTCTGCTGGAGCATTGAATAGAGGACTTGGATCTATTGAAAGTGCAATTGCTACTTCAACTTTATTTGGTGGAACTAATAGTGTATTTGATGCATGTAATCGTAATATCAACAATCCAAGAAATCAGGATGATGTTATTCCTATGCCGTTGGGATATCAGTTTGGTAAGTGTCTTCCCCCAGTGATAAAAATATTTGGTAATGGATCTGGTGCAGAAGTTAGACCAGTTGTTGCGTTTGGGCAACTTACTTCAGTTGAAATCATCAGTCGTGGATCTGGATATGATGCAGACACTAATGTTGCTATAATTGAAAATACTCGTTGTGGTTCTGGTGGTCAAGTCAAAGCAATTATCAATGACGATGATGGTGGAATTGACAATATTGTTATTACAGATCCTGGAGGTGGTTATGTTGGAGATGAAAATACAGGAAACAATGATGATTCAACTTCAACATTAGATGATATATTTGTTGATACTCCAGGTATAGGTTATACTGGTGGAGATACAGTGATTATTGGTGATGATATTATAGGAACTCCTTTAGTAACTCCAAATGGTTCTATCGTCGGTGTTACTTTACCTAATGATATAGGTGGTTATCAGTTTGGAGTCCGTCCAGATATCAGAATAAATACCAATAATGGAAGAGGTGCTTCACTTATTCCTGTACTGAGATACAAATCTCTATCTTCTAAAGATCCTCTTGGAGATAAGAGATCTACACTTGTTGGAATTACTAGCGTTATTGATTGTATATGACAGAAGACGAAGTACAAAAACTTATAAGAGATGAAGTTGACAAAAAAGTCAAGACGATTTTGGATGACTATTTTAAGATGAGTCGTCCTGGATTCGCTATTGAATCCAACTTTGAGACTTCTAGTCATGGCACAGGAGAGTTCTGTTTGAGTACAGATACTGGACAGGGAATACATTTCTATAAGCATGGAAACTGTAAGGTTCTATCTAATACCTCTCTGGAATTAGTTACTGGTGAAGATGCTAATGATAAAAAACCAGCAATTTCTATTAGAACGGAGAATGGAGATATTCTCATTGATGCATCTGCTGATCTTGTATTGACTGGTCGCAATGTTACTATACAAGCAACAGATGCTGATGGAAGTATATCTTTGATGTCTCCAAAGATTATTGATACTAAGAGTCCTCAACTGTTTATTGATTCAACTAAAGCAACAATTGCAGCAACATCTGATATTCTTTTGGCAGGAGGAACACTAGAACTGTATTGTGAGACTGGAGCAGTCACTACTGCTAGTGGACAAGACCCTATCCTTGGTCCAAATGTCTTCTCTACAATTATTAATATTACTGATAAAGTAAAAAGAATTTTGAATAGAGCAGGATAATGGCATTTAAATCAACTAGGGCGCAATTTGCTAAAATAGCAATTGGTACTCCCGACCTTTCAAAAAGTACCATTACTCAGTTTGCATCTACTGGGATGCTTACTAATCCAGGTATTAGTTTATTTGGTGGTTCAGTTCAAGCTGGAGTCATCAGAGCAGGTGTGAGTATTGGTCCACCTCTCGCGGTTCCTGGTGCTGCACTACCATTTTCATTAGAGGTTACTGGAGTCTCTCAGTATTTTGGAATTCTAAATGTCTTTGGTTCCATCAATCGTTTTGGATTATTGACTGCAAATGGTGGCAGTTTGAAGAATGGTTTTTCATTCAAGAATGCTTTTAACTTGAAAAATGCCATTGATATTGGTAATGCAGTTGACATTAAAAATGCTCCAATCACTGCTAATGGTGGAATCATAGCAACGACTGTGACTGCAACAACGTTTACTGGAGCGTTGATTGGTGTTGCTTCGGGAAATAAAGTTCTTCCATTTGATATTCCTCATTGGAAGAAGAAAGGAAAGCGAATACGACATGTGTGTGCAGAAGGTCCTGAAGCAGGAATTTATATTCGTGGAAAACTTGATGGTTCAAATATTATTGAACTGCCAGAGTATTGGCAAGGACTTGTTGACTATGATACAATTACAGTAACATTAACACCATATGGAAAGAAAGATACTTCTCTTTATGTGAAGGATGTTTCTGAAGATAGAGTTTTAGTGTCTGGTGATAGTCATACAAATGTAAAATGTTTTTATGAAGTATGGGTAGCAAGGTGGATTGATCCTAGAAATCATGATGAGAAACTTCATGTGGTTTATGATGGCGATTCTCCTGATGATTACCCAGGAGATTCACAACATTTCTTAGTTGGCGGATGGGATTATGATCGTAGAGATACAAAATGGGAGGTTGAAGAATGACACTTAAAAATGATATTCTCAAAGATTTGAGAGAAAAATTAAAGAATTCTAGAAACACTAGGGATAGTGTTCTAGATCAACTTACTTTGATGGATGTTCAGATTGATCAGATAGATAAACTGATCCGAAGAATTGATAAAAAGATACCACCAATTTTAGATACTATTAATTCTAGACTTACTGAAGTAAAGAATGCATATGATAATAGAATCAATTTGAATTGTCGTAGTGATCTCAAATGGGAATTGACTGTCACTCAGGGAAATAAAGCAACTGGAGGTTCCCCTATAAACACATACACTTGTGTTAAAAATGATACTCGTGAGCAAAGAAATCTATATGGTCAGAAGTATTATAGAAAACCTTTGAATAGGGATTTTGGTTCTAACTTAATCAAAGAGTTCACTGGAACAATTAAAGATCAAAGCAAGACTCTTGCTGTTGTTAGTGTTGGTGGCACAAATAGTATTAGAGTTGGTGATATTATAACTGATGATATAGATTCACCAGAAATCTTTACTGTTGGAGACCTACCAAAGGTGGTAGGATTTGGAACGACTAGTATTATTGGAGTTACTACAACTCTTGGTGGAAGCATTGGCGTAGGTTCTGATCATTTTATTAATGTTGGTATTGGAACTACACTTGGAATTAATGTTGGTGCAGCAGTTTCACTTCCTGGTATTCTTCCTGAAGGAACGACAGTTACAGGCATTGGAACTGCAGATGTTATAGTTCCATTGTACGATGATGATGCTGGAACATTTACTAACACGGTTGTAAATCAATCATCATTGATTCTAAGTAATGTTGCTCTTGCAACAACCTCAAATCAAGAGATTTTTGTTGGCAATTTAATTACGCTACCATCATTATTACTAGACGAACGTGCTGTTCAGGATTCAATCAATGGAACTTTTTCTGTTATCAGATCTACACTAGAAATTGATAGTGATTTTGATTACAATAAAAGTCCTCTGGATCCTGTTACTGTAGGTATCATTGGTTCTAAAAGAGGTATAGGACACAAGACAGAAATTGTAAACAATGGACACCCACCAGGACCAAAGCAATGGAAAGAGCAACATGGAGATCCAGAACCTAATATTGGAGCAGGTAATGTGGTTTACTATGAGGGAGTTGCTAGTTGGCCAGTTGTTGCCTCTGGAAGTGTAAGAGGAGGTTCGGCAACTTTTAGTTATGCTGTTGAAGGTCAGGTTCTGGTTTCAACCAGCAGCACTCTTACCAGTTCAAACGCTACTGCTACTAATAGTATTGTTCCACCAACTCCTTTTGATGCTAATGATTGTAATGATGCGGATGCTAGAATTGCCACCGCAGAGGCAGCAGCATCAGTATCGGCATTGCAACCATTTGTAGATGAAATTAATGAATTGAATGATCTTTCTGCCGCTTTGAGACGGGTAAGAGACAAGAAAGAGTTGCAAGCATATGGTATGCTCCAGGGTGCAGCATATCAAAAGTCGGAGATCAATGAAATCAAGGGGCAGATTGATGAAATTGATTCAAAGGATCTTACGGAGTATGAAGAGGGTGACGACTAGAGGGGTTGACACCCCAGTCCAACCCTGTTATAATAATCAGGTATTCAGCACACAACCAATGCGAATCGACTCCGAAGATCTAGTTGCACTCAAGCATCTCCAAGAGGACATGGCAGAGTACTTCTGTGATGATAACCAAGTCAGTGGTGAAACCTATTGGGAATGCCTTGCTACTCTTGCAGAAATCAAATTGATGGAGATCCGAGGAGAAATCATGCTAACAGAATGAACCACTATTCCTATTACCTCTATAAGGAAATTCAAGACTGCCACAAATATGAGACCAGAAACCCGACAATCTATGGAAATGTTGTTCGCAGCGAAATGGAATTTACCCAAAGCAGCGAAGAACGCGGGGTTAACGAACAAGGAGATGAAGATCACGTTTAACGAATATTGTC